ATGGCGTTAATTGGTATATGGCCGATGGAAAAATCGTCATCCTCGCGCAGCTCAAGGGCTTGCCCGGCAATGCGATCAAGCTCAGTTATAACTCGGGCCTGATTGGCTTTCCGCAACAAACCCTTGATGGCATCGATTTTGAATGCTTGATGAACCCCGCGATCTTGCCGGGAAGCATTGTTCAAATCGACAACTCTCTGATCCTGCAATTCCAGCAGAGCACAAGCTATGCCGCGGTCCAATATGCGCCGGCCATCACAAGCGATGGCTTTTACCGCATATATTGGCTTGAGCGCTCAGGCGATACCCGAGGCGAAGATTGGACAAATCATTGCATAGCCGTTGGCATCAATGAGCAGCCCCCTATCACAAGCCCCTATGTGGAGACCATCGGATGATCGATCCGCGCGAGCGTTATGCCGACCCAGAGGAAGTCATGAGGATCGCTACCGATAGCGCGGCGGCTAAGCTTTGGGTGGCCGTTCCTGGCATCATTGAGTCTGTAAATTATGCGGAAATGACAGTCGTCGTCCAGCCCGCGACCCAGGCTCGAGTCCTGCAATCAAATGGCTCGGTTCAGAATGTAAATCTGCCGCTTTTGCTGGATGTGCCAATCGTCTTTATGAGCGGGGGCAACGTCATCCTGACGATGCCAATCGCGGCGGGCGATGAAGCTTTGGTCATCTTTGCAAATAACTGCATTGACAGCTGGTGGCAGCTCGGCGGGGTCCAAGCGCAAACCGATATCCGTTTGCATGATCTCTCTGATGGTTTTGCCCTTATTGGCCCGCGCTCTCAAGCCAAGCTAATCGCGGCCATCAGCCAGACGACTGCGCAATTCAGGAGCGTTGATGGCTCGACCTATATGGAAGTCAACCCCGCGACCAAGGCCATAAATATCATTGCGCCTGGCGGATTTAATGTGACTGGCCCGACCAATTTCACAGGAACCGTCCAGGCTAATGACGTGGATATCGGCAGCACGCATGAGCATGGATATATCCCAGGAACCGCCGGCGAAGCGAATACGACACCCCCTACCGTCTAAGGAATAACCAGATATGCGAGTCCGCGCTTTAGATGCGAACGGCGATATGACCTTTGGTAAGAACGCCCAGGATTTTTTGGTGAATTCTCCTGAGATGGTCGGGCAATGCATCCAGACGCGGCTTAAGCTTTTTACCAATGAGTGGTTCTTGAACCTCTCAGATGGGACGCCCTGGGCGAGCGAGGTGCTGGGCAAGTATACCCGAGGGCTCTATGATGCCGCAATTCAAAACCGCATCCTGGGGAGCCCTGGGGTGCTGAGCATTGTTTCAGGAAGCTATTCGAGCGTTTATACGGCCGAGACCCGCGCCCTGGCCATCGCTTGCACCGTCAATACCCAATATGGGCAGGCCCCGGTGGCGGCCTCGATATGATCGGCAACGATGATCAAGCTATTCAGACTCATAGGATTTCCCAGGCGCGCGGAAGTTGGCTCAAGATTGCCGGCGCGGTCGCCCAGCAATCGGGCCTTGACCGCTTTGCCTTCCCGCTCGGACTCTCGAAAAATGAGATTTATTGCTGGCAAAGCGGATATGATCATCAAGCCCAGATTGCCTTCCAGCGCCAAATGAATGGGAAAGAAAAATGAGCGGTTCGATCAACTCGAATGTTTCAGGCATGGCCTGCTCGATCACGAGCGCCGGGATCAGCGCCCCGACCTATGCCGATATTTTTTCCTATCTGCAAACCCAATACCAGGGCATCTATGGGGCTGACGTTATCCTGACCTCTGATACCCAGGATGGGCAATGGCTAGCTGTCATCGCATCTGTGATAAATGATTGCAATGCCGCGACGATCGCGGCCTACAATAATATGAGCCCAGCCACGGCCCAGGGCACGGGGCTATCGAGCGTCGTCAAAATCAATGGCCTAACGCGCGAGGTTCCGACCAATTCAGTCGTGCCGGTCCAGATTTCCGGTGCCTATCTCACGCCAATCACAAATGGCATCATCGCGGACGAGAATGGTTATAACTGGGCTTTGCCTGCTTCGGTTCAAATTCCAGTATCCGGCGAGATTACAGTCACCGCGACATGCCAGAGTGCCGGCGCCATCAATGCGATCCCTCAGACCTTTACGATCACCAATCCACAAAGAGGCTGGCAAAGCGCCATCAGTGCCGTCGCTGCGACGCCTGGGGCGCCCGTCGAGCTGGATGGGGCATTGCGCATCCGCCAGAGCGAGAGCACGACCCCTGCCCAGCTTACTATCACCGATAGCATAAAGCAGGCTTTGCTTGCCCTGCCTGGGGTCGGCCGGCTCAATATCATCGATAATAGTACCTCATCGGCAAACTCGGCCGGCGTCCCGGCAAATAGCTTGGCTGTTGTTATCGAGGGCGGCACGAGCGCTGCCATTGGCAATATCTTGCGGCTCAATAAATCTTTTGGCGCGAGCACATATGGTAATATCGAAGTCCCCTATACCGATGCTTTCGGCAACTCGCAAAATGTTTATTATTCTGCGCCTTCTGAAATAACAGTCACCGTCGCTGTCGCACTATTAGCTTCAACGGTTCCAGGCGGCGGTTATACGGTTGCCATTGGAGCAAAAATACAAGCGGCTATTGCTGCTTATATCACAGCTTTGCCCATCGGTCAGCCTATTTATGTTAATCGGCTGATGCTGCCGGCTATGCTCAACGGCACCGACTCTGATGCCAATACTTATGATATTATAAGCATCGAGATTTCTATAACAGGATCAGGAGGTTTAGCGGCCAACAATATTATATTGGCCTATAATCAAGCGCCAACTTGTATTGCCGCTGACGTAACAATAACGCCAAGCTAAGAGGCAAAAATGACGGGTTTTCTTTCCGATTATACGAACCTTATAACCTCTGAGCATAAAAATAAGCCAAATTTTATGGCGAGCGTCGTGGCCGCGGTCCAGCCTTTTGTTGATATTCAAGATTGCTTGAATATCATAAACGCTTCTTTTGATATTGATGAGGCGATCGGTGCTCAGCTTGATGTAATTGGGGAATGGTTAGGCCTCAGCCGTGATTTGCAAATTCCTATAACTAACCTTTTCTTTAGCTGGGATACAATTGATCTAGGCTGGGATGAGGGCATTTGGTATTATACTTATGAAGTAACCACTAATACGGTTGCCCTATCTGATGACATCTATCGCGCGGCTTTAAAACTGCGCGCCGCTTATTGCGGATTTGATGGAACGGTAGGGGCTTTGCAAAGCTTGCTGGCGGATCAATTCGGGCAGCTATTCCCCGAGCTTTCGCTTGTAGCTATAGATGGTTACGATATGAGCTTGACTTATCAGCTTTATGGTCAAAAGCTATTCGGAAAATATACATTAAATGGATTAACGCCCATCATTCAAGAGCTTTTTTTGCAATCTTTTTTGACGCTAAAACCTGCAACAATTTCTGTAAATTTATTGATTTGGAATGGGACGGCTTTCACAGCATCTGAAATTGTTTTTAATTTTATCTTAAACTATGGCGGACCTACGCTTTTCACCTTTCCGCCTGGGCAAGCAGCGCCTTGGGTTAGCTCCTTCGCCTTTTCGGGAACGATTTTGCCAACAATTAGCGCGCCCGGCTTGCGCTTTCAGCTCGGAACAAGTCCGATCATCCCGCCGGCCTCGCTTGCGGATAACCCAGCTATCAATGGCTATGGACCGCCCACGGCTGGCGAAAGCTGGTACGCCCCGACAATATCCAATAGCTCGATGGGCAGCTTTAGCGGAACGCTGCCTGTGGCGATCTCAGCCTATGGAACTTATTATATCTGGGCTTATGATCCGGTCACTGGGCAAACAGTTGTTTCCGCGCCCATCATTGTTGAGCAATCCGCCTAAAAGCAAAAGGAATCAAAAATGGCCAAAAATCCTATGCAGCAACTCGATCCCACTATACCTATGCTGACGCCCAAAGGGCCGGGCTTTGCGCTCTTTGCGATTAACCCGAGCGATGAGCATCATATACAATGGGTCGTTGGCCTTGAATACTAGCGCAAAATAAGTATAAGCCCAACGAGCAAGCCCAGGGCAAAGCATAGCGGCCAGGATATAAAGATGAGGGCGGTTGTCAGCCTATCGGCTTGATAAAAGCGATACCCGCCAGCCCAGAAATGGGCGCGCAAGAGCAGCGCATTCTTGCGATTATCATCAGTAAAAGACAGGTTATCCAGCCCTTTGCGGATATGTTGTAAAAAGCTGAAATCTAGCTCGGCTTGGCTGGGCATGATGGCGGCTCCTGAGTTGATGGATTAAGGAATATAAAGCCGGGCTCTCGCAAGAAAGCCCGGCTTTATGCTGTTTAATTTTCGGTTTTTTCTAACCGGGCTTTTTTTATCATCGGATTTCCGATCTTATCCAGCGCTTTTATCAATCTCATGCCCTCGGGCATGATGATGAGATTGACCGAGCGCCGATCATGCGGATCAGCCACGCGCTTGATCAAGCCAAGCTCGATAAGCTTATCCGAGGCTCGCGTGACTGATGGCTTATTGCCGAAAGCCGGCGCAATTCCCCGGACCGTCTGAGGCCCCATGCCGCAAGAGATCAACAAAAAGAGTTCTCGATTGCTCAGCTTATAGGGCTCGTTCATCAGATATTTCAGAACATAGTAGAGCTGCATGGCTTTCCTCGCTTACCAGTTTAATTGCATACCTGCTGTATATATCCGGCGCCGTATTGGGCCGCTCATTTGTCAGATCCTTACGTAACGTCTTGAATCCAAACAAGAACATCCGGGAATTCTCCGATGCGCTCGCTATCTCGGCAAAGACCGACCAACCGTTGTCGATGATTGTAAAGCAGCGCCGGCCGTCCGGCCGGCCACGGCCAGCTGGCCAGCATCTTCTCCACAAGCCGTTCTTGCCGCCCGCGTCAGAGAGGCCGTGCGCGGCGCAGCCGCGCAAAAGCGCCTTGTCCCTATCTGTTAGCCTCATTTGGCTTTCTCCTGTTTAATCTCGGGAACAAGGATCAGCTCATGCCGAGCGCGGGTGCATATTACATATTTGATATTGCGCTCCTCGATCTCCTGCCATTCCTTTTTGGTCTGAAAGTCCGCGGTCTCGATCCAGAAGACGCGATCCCATTCCCGGCCCTTGGCCTTATGCCCGGTCGAGAAAGTTACAACATTCGTAACATCATCCCCGAACAAAGATTGAATTTCGGCCACAAGCGAGTCGATGCTTGTCAAGCCCTTTTGCTTGCACCGATCAATAAAGATGCGCAGCGTGCCGACGATATCGCTAACTTCCTCAGCGCGCTTTTCGTTATCCTTAAGCATGGCCTTGCGGATTTCATTGCTCAGATATTCAATCAAGCGAGGCTCAAGCGCCGAGATCGTCCTGATTGACCATTTGCGCGCCAGCTTGCAAAGGCCGTTGCCGATATCCCGGCCCTCGACCTTGCAAGCAATCCCATCGCGCAGCAGCGCATAAGCGCCCTGGATCAGGGGCCGAGTCTTGCGGCATAGAACCGCATCGGTCGGCTGTAAAGCCTCAAGCAAATGCCAGGGCTTGTCGCCTTTCATAGCGACGCGAACGATGCCCTCGGGGGCGCTCTCATGCGCCTGGATATGATCGACCCATTGATGGGCATGCGCCACGATATTTTTTGCGCAGCGGTAGGTCACGGTCAGAGGCATCGTCTTGCAATCGAATATCTCGCGGGTGATGGCGAGCGAGTCGCTGCTTGCGCCCGTAAAGCCGTAGATGGCTTGGCGGCTATCCCCGACAAAGAATGCCCGACCGCCAAGCTTGAGCATCCGCCGGGCCATCTCGCGCCGCGCCGGATTGGCGTCCTGCCATTCATCGCCAAGCAAATAATCATACTGATAAAAGCGCGCGTTCTGGACGATTGGGGCATAGATCATATCGTCAAAATCGATTAGACGAAAGTTGATCTTGCGGCCCTCGATCAAGATGCGCTTGGCCCAATCCAACAGCATTGGCATTTCCAGCCCGTCCGGCTTTTCATCCTCAAGCCCGAAATGCTCGACGATCTCAAGCCAGGGCTCGTCGCGCTCCTCATCATTATCCAGGCCTATCAAATATTGCTTGGCAAAGCTGACGAGCTTGCAGATCAGCGCCATGCCTTGCCTCATGCGGGGCTGCTCATCTTCGGGCAGCGCTTTAAGCAGCATATCGAAAATTTCCCGCGATTTTGTATCGCTGACCTGCAATTTGCGGGCCGCATCCTCGGCCATCCCCCGGCGCAAGGCGCTAAAGCCCGCGCTATGCATCGTCGAGATAAAGACCCCATCGCGCATAACGCCGGCATCGCGAGCCTTGGCCGCGCTTTCCTCAGCAATTTTTTTGTTATAGGCGCCGAAAAAAATGCGGCCTTGCATCCGGCTCATGGCCTGGATGAGGGTCGTTGTCTTGCCGGCGCCAGCGACCGCCTCAAGAATGACATTACCGCTGCCATTCTCGATCTCATCGAAAAAGGCCGCTTGTTGGATCGAAGGGATAAAGGGGGTGATGGGGCGCTCGGCGGGCGGCGTGATCGTGCCGGGGCGGGTTTTATAGGCTGCGCGATTATAGGCCATTGCGTTCTCGCTCTGGTAAGGGGTGGGTAGCAATTCCTTTTATACTATAGTTGCTTTCAATGCAATAACTATTTCAGAAAAAAACCGCCGGCATATGCTTTTGCAGGGGCTCGCCGGGATAGGGGGCGCTGCAATGGCTCAGGCTCGGGCGCCGGCTTAGCTGGCGGGGCTCGTAATTCGCTCAAAAGAAAGAAAGCGGCGCCCTGGGTCATCAGCGGATAATCGGCCTGGGCGAGCATGCAGGTGCCGGCCGCCAGCGCCCCGCGCTCGATTAGGCTTTTATGCCTATGAACAATCCGAGGCCAGCGCATAGCCAAGCGCCGGCAAAGATCATCATAGCAGGCATCCGAGAGGATCGGGCTTTCATGCCAGTAATAAAGGAAGCTAGCCATGAGATACCACGGCACCATCATATTCGGATTGGTGCCGCATATCTCACGGCATCGCTGGTCATGCATCAGAGCGGCGCTTGCTTGGCACTAACGCCGTCAAGTCCGGCCGCTTTGATTTCCTCGCGCGTTGCATAGCGCATGCCATCTATCGCCCATAAAGCAAATGGCCCATCTGCTCCATATTGAACCCGATACAAAGATCGTGAATAGCCGCCGATAGTCGCAAGCCCGATAGAGCCATCAGAGCAAACAACTATGTAGCCATCAAAAGGCGGATGCCCGCGCTCATTTAAGAGCGTCGTTACAATCGCCTTTCTCTGCTTGGCATCGTGGCCGCCTTGCATCATCCAATCCAGAGCATCAATAAGCGCGCCCATCAATAGGCCTTGCCGCCAGGCGCTAAGCGCGCCTCGGGCTTATGATCGGGGCGATGCTGATTGAACGCATGCTTTTCGATAATGGCGCCGACGAGATCGATCCCCAGCCCTTGCGCCATATCAAAAATACGAATGCAAGTATCCGCCAGCTCGACCTCGAACATTTTGCGATGCGGAAGCTTATCATCCATCAAGTCTTTGCGATGGCCCTCCATTGCCTCCGAAAGCTCGGATACCGCCAACATCAGCATTTCGCCGACATTGCGCTTTTTCGGCTCGCCGGTATGCAAATCATGCCACCATTTCTCATTGGCCTTATGGATGCGCCGCATCAGCAGCTCAAGCCCATCGGCAATTATCGCGGCATCATCCGCATCGATGGCTCCGGGGATTACCTTTTCTTCGCGCATAGTTCTTGCTCCTTTTGGTTGGTGATATCTCTATTATACAATCAGGCTTTGAGCGATTTCCAAAGCTCGCGCCTATTCTTGCCGGTGCGCAGTTCATGCGCCAGATCGCGGCCTTCCTCGATAAAACCCAGGATGCGGTTCTCTGTTGGGGAGCAAACGATATCGTCGACAAAGAGCGGCCGCCCATTGCGCTCAGCATTGGGGCGGGCCTCGGCCTGGGCGCGGATGATCGGCGCCGCCGGCGTCTCAAAGAATAGAACATAATCCGCCCTATTCAGGGTGATGGATGTTCCGCCGCTAGCGCTATTTGCCACAAATACCTGGGTCTTGCCGGCCTGGAAATCCTCGACCGCTTGGCGATCCTGGGCCGGCGTCGTCCCGCCATACATCCAGCTATGCGAGATTTTGAGTCGGGTGAGCATGCGGGTGAGCAGTTCGCCCGTTCTGATAAACTCATGGAATATGAGGATCGGGAAATCGGCCGGCATCTCTTTTAAGAAATCCTCAAGATAGGCGAATTTAACATCGTTGATAAAGCGCAATACGCGCTTATTTTCCCCGCTATCTTTGAATGGCAGATAGCCTGAACTGATTTGCCTGAGCCTTGTAAAAGAGGCATCAGTATCGATTACCTCAGTATCAGTGCGGATGATTTCGTTAAGGCAATTCTGATAGGCCTGGAGCTGCTCGCCCTGCATCTTAAGCTTGATGATCCCGCGCTCAAGCGCGATCATCTGCCCGGCCTCCTCGCGCGTATAGCTGATTACGCAACTCGCCAACCGCTCGGTTAAAATCGGCATCTTGGCCTTATCGAAAACTTTTTGATCGATCCCGGCCGCATAATTGCGAACTTTCTTACCAAAAGCCTCTTGGCAGAATTGGAAGTTATAGCCCAAGCGCTCGCCGCGGTCGATCATATAGAGCTGAGACCAGAGCGAGAAAGGATCGCGATTGACGAGAGTCCCCGTCAGTCCAAAAACCTTGTTACAATTCTGAGTTATTTTTACTGCCATATCGAACCAAAGCGAGTATGGGTTTCCCAGCTTATGGCATTCATCAACAATTGCCAGATCAAAGCACTCGGCGGCCTCGCTTAGCTTATCTTTGTTCGCATATAGAGTGAGAATGTTTTTGCGATTTGGGCGCTTATCGCAATAAACATATTGCATGCTCGACCAAGTCATGATGATGAAATCAACGCCGCTTTCAAAAGCCTTGATAAAATCCTCGGGATTTGTTCCGCAAATAGCGGCGGTTAAACGGCTATGCTGCTCGATCTGATTGCGCCAGACCTCCATCCCTATGGGGGAATGAGCCAGGATCAGGCCTTGCCCTTTCCATTCTCCGCAATCCCGTAAATGCTGGGCGGTATCTAGCGCCATCTTGGTTTTCCCAAGCTGCATATCATAGTTAAAAATACATCCTTGAGTATCCAAGCCGGCCGCGATCCCATGGAGCTGATATAACCTGGGCTTAGTCTTGGGTGCCAGGGGACGCCCCGTGGCGCGCTCGATCCATGCCAAGACCTCGGACTCATCCATGGCTTTGAAATCGCGCAAAGGCGCCCAGGAACGATCAAGAAAGCTTTTTACGGTTGCGGGATTTATTGGCATGGCTATTCATTTTCTCCCTTGGATAGGCGCTCCACTGATTGTTCAATATCATCGCTCATGAAAGTTGAGTCTAAGCAGAATTGCCCGATCCCATAAGCCTGGGTTATTAGGATCATAAAGCCATCTTTTGCCGCCCTGGCCGCATCGACGAGCAAGCGAGCAAGCCCTAGCTTTTTCTCTTTACTCGTCTGGCTATAGGTGACGATCGTGTCGGCCGTCATGACCTTACTATAATCCTCGGAAACCTGGGTAGCGCGCGTTGTCTGGGAATTAGCTGCATCTCGGCCGCCCTGAGTAGCGACAACCATTGCAGCATTGCGCTGGGTTGCGATGCCGCGCAGGGATACAAATATGCTGCCCAGCGATATGCGCATATTAGCGCGATCCAGGGCCATGAGATCGGGAT